CCTCTGTGCCATAGCCCATCGCCTCTCCGATTAATTCTAAATTTGTATTGGTACTCGTTCCCCAAGTACCCGACTCATCGCCTGTGGCGATTTCTTTGAGTCTTAGATCGTTTACATAAGTTGCCATTATATGCCTCTGTTTATTTAATTGATTATAATCTTAATTATGCTATGCCGCAACATCTGTCCAATCTGGGGACTGAGAATCGTCGACCTCGGACCAACCAGGTGTTTGTGAATCGTCGATTGCGGCCCATTCAGCGTCTTGCCCTGGAACAATGTTCCCCCAAACAAGGAGTTGACTGATTTGGCCTGTTCCATAGACCCCTGTAATTGAAGCATCGACACCTATAATGACCGATGGATCACCAACTGCGCCGGTTCCAGCAACCCCTGTAATTGAAACAGTGTTTTGGGTTTGAGTGGTTAGAGATCCTACTGCGCCGGTTCCAACAACCGTTGTTGGATAGACGTTTGCGTCACAAGTGACTGTTTCATCGCCCTGGGAAACGGTTGATGCCGCGCCACTAACACCTGTAATGGCTGTACCATTGGCAATGACTGTACCTATTGCACCAGTACCCGCTACTCCTGTTTCGCTGACATTGGCATCACCACTAACGGTTTCAGTGCCTAAAGCGGTGGTTCCAGCTAATCCTGTAACGGAAACATTTGAGGCGCCGGTAGCGGTTAAAGAGCCAACTGAGCCGGTTCCTGCGACTCCGGTTTCAGAAACATTGGCATCAGCGGAAATGCTTACTGAACTGACTGCGCCGGTTCCTGCGACTCCGGTTTCTGTAACAGTGGCTGCGCCAGTAGCGGTTAAGCTTCCTACCGAGCCCGTTCCATAAACACCTGTCTCTGTAACATTAGCATCAGCACTGATGCTTAAAGAACCAAGAGCGGTTGTTCCAGCAACGCCGGTTTCTGTAACATTCGCTTGTCCTGTTACAGTTAAAGAGCCAACACCACCCGTGCCTGCGACCCCTGTAATATCGACAGGTATAGCAGAGCCCCAGCCGGCTTGACCCCAAGTGCCTCGACCCCAGCCTGTAAGCGACATGGCTTACCTACGCTATTCTAATAACAGCGTTACTTGCGTCTGCGGTTGGGAAAGATATGGTAAAACTTCCTGCGGTACTTGTCTTGTCTCCACCGAAATCAAAAACTGCAACAGATGGATCACCTGTAGCTGTGTCATTGAAAATCATGCAACCTCTCGCAGTAATTGTGCAAGTACCAAAAGTTAGATCAGCAAAATCGGTGTAAGCCGTTGTACTTGAAGTGGTTGGTTCCACTTTGGTCAACGTGCCTCCCTTTGCTGTATAGTTGGTTCCTGTTGCTTCCTGCGAAGTAGAGTAAGCAGTGGTAGAAGCAGACATAGTGGCAGAACTGGTGTATAAAGCCAGCTTAAAAGTGTTTCCCCCAGTCGAAAAATTATGTTTCGCCTGTAGAAGCTCTTTTTTAAAGCTAGTACACATTGCCTGAGTTATAGCCATTATAGTCTCCTAATAATATTTGCAAGATCCTTATGACCTTGCGATTCCAGTTCATTACCTATTGTACACATGTGGTTTTTAATTGCCTCTTTCATGTAGTAAGTAATAATAAAAAGACACGCTTTTTTAAAGGCATGGGCTTGCGCTCTAATGGGGTCCGGCGCTGTGTCGCTCACCGAAACCAGTTTATCAGTGGCCATTTCAGCAACTTCTTCTACTGTATGGCCTCTACCATGTGTTGTTTTTACTCCAAGGTTTCCTATGGAGAGTGTAAATGAATCAGTTTCCATTAATATTTCTCTGGTTCTGGTGGACCAATGTCTTGTCTCCCCGATACTCCTGAAGGCGCTTCTTCCTTCATAACATCAGAGAATTTTCCGACAACCAGTTCACCTTTGTCTAAATATACTACAGGAGGGTTATCAAGTCTATGGTAGCCATAGAGTTTCTCTTTTAAAGGAACTGTAGTGTCCAATATTGGAGAGCGTGCTCCAATCGAAACATCCATTCCCGCGTCCATGCACTTGGACAACCAAAACTCACAGCACCCTCTGCCCAACTCTCCAAAATGGACGTTTGTTTTATAGCTGAAATCTGCCCCGAAAAGACTGAGTTTTCCCACTTTGTTTAATAAAGCAAAAGCAATGGCGTAGGCAATCGTGTTGTTCAAATATGCGCAACCCAACGCTTTAACCAATTCTTCTAAAGGAAACAATTCTATGGCCGGAACTCTGTTATCAAATTCGCAAGAATATATTGGGACGTCTAATCTAGGAAGCGTTTTTCTCATCACACGGGTTTGTGGTCCAGCATCGAAAGTATCAAAGAAACGGGAAGCAGGGTCCATCATAAACACGCGGTCACACTTGACAACCGCGCACATGGAATTAATGGCCCACACTTCATCGTATTCCTCGCTGTGAGAAATACTCATATGATAATCCAGTTGGCTTTGCCCCATAGCCACTAAGGCAATGTGTTTGTTTTCTAGCATTTATTACTGTTGTTGCTGCTGTTGTTTAGGAGAAACAAGTCCTCTCGGTCTATCAAAACGGTTTTCGTCTCTCGTGGCTCTTCCTTCCATCAAGGAAATCGTGTTCATAAGGGCGTTCTGAAAACGTTGTTCAAACATGTTTGTTTCGTTTAAGTCTTGTTTCATAAAAATACTGGCTTCTACTAAAGTTCCATAAAGCAATAGATCGGGGGCGTTTGTTGAAACCCAAGTAGTTCCACTGTCCCCGGTTGTTGTTAGTGAGTTAGGCTCATATAAATAATGCAGTTCAAATGTCAGGTTGGCGTTCGGCGTGGGCGCCAATATAAAAGTATCGTCGTCAAACTGGCCATAAAACTTGGGTGTCCCCGTGGTGGCCGCTGATTGTGTGTAATTACGCATAAAACTAGGGTGCTTCAACAATAAATAAGTGTATTCGCTGTCACTGTTTAAAACCGCCAAACTTAAAGGAGCAACGAAATCTGTGGGTGCAGAAAGATAAGGGTTTCCAGAAGCAGCGGTGCCTGTGACATTCTTTCTAAATACGTTCAGTTCAATCGTATTAAAAATCCGGTTTTCCGCTTGTTGTATAAAAGTATCCAACGTGTTCACAAAAGTAGTCTCAGAATTATCCATATAATTCTGAACCGCTGTTTTTAACCCGCTGTATGTAAAGCTCATGTCGTTGGCCCTGCTGTTACTGTAGAACCGCCACCACTAACATCTCCTGTGGTAGCTGTCCCGGTTGATGTAAACTTATAGTTATTGTCGTCTACAACGGTTATTGTATACCCATCGGAGGCTTCAAGTACAGTTGTTGTGATTCCATCGAAAGCCCCTGTGTTACGAAAACGAACCGTGTCCCCCGTTGTCCGGTTGTGTTTAAATTCAGTGGCTTGTATCACCGCATTCTCTCCAGAAGCAAGGGCTCGAAGAGGGTTTAAAGGCAAAAGTGTTTGAGCCGGACCTACGGACACAAAACCCCCGCCGCCTCTTGTAGCACTGGTGGCCGTTCCCGAAGAAACGCCAAAGCTATAGGTGTCTGTGTTTATAACTGTGATTGAGTAGCTGTCCGGGTCTTCTAAAGCAGACGAAGAGAGCCCAGCAAAAGGAGAAGTTCCTCTAAACCTAACTTTGTCCCCGGTTGTTCTTCCATGGTCGTCTTCAAAAACAGTTACTACAGCGCTACTGGCTGTAGATAAAAAAGGGTTGTTTGTCAATAAGGCTTCTGCAACAGGCTCTACTCTAGCGGGCCGTGGATTCCTTATTGCTTCCGCATCAGCGGTGAAGTGTGGTGGATCCAGTTGAGGTTGTTTAGGTTCCCATTGATCGGGGCCCACTAAATAACCGTCCCAGGTTTTTTTCATGTCTCTTAAACGATAACGAAAACCCGATATGTCGCATATTCCATAGGCTCTTTTTCCGCTTGCAAAAGCCATTATATAACTGTCCTAGCAGGGAGAAAACGAGAACTTACCGTGTCTATATTCTCCGAAGCCGCTCTCTGCCACTCCTCATCGTATATTTGTTTTAAAAGAGGCACTCTTTCAGGGGCTCTTTTCATTGCTACATAATATGCAAGTCCAGCAACCATTGCCGGTAAAAACTCAAAAGTAATGTCCAAAGTGTTGGTATAAATTCCTGCATCTTGAATCCTTGTAAGTGCGTAATATCTAAATACGTCGGTAGAGTTTTCTGGGGCAGGATATAAATACAACTTAGGTGTTATGCTCCTCTCAACATAAAATTGAGTTGGCCTTGATTTTGTGCTTTTGTTTGGAAGATAGTGATAGTCGCTTCGACTGATTCTGTCTACTTGATAGTCGGTTGTGGTGCTTCCAGAAGTGGTTCTAATGACCGCCGATAAGACATTAACCAGGTCTGCATCAAGGTCATAACTAGCAGTGCCTTCGGTTAAAGACTCTGTTCTCTCCTCGATAACCCAAAGATTAAGGCCCCTATTGGCCCACTCAGCAAACATGAGGTTTAAAGAACGCCTAGCGGTTTGTAGGTCGTATCCTGTTCTTAGTTCCAGCCCGCAACGCTCGAAAGACTCTTCGATCAACTCATCAACGTTCAGGTCAAACGCTGTTGTCCCTGAAGTCGCCATGATTAAGGCCTACGATACTTCTTTTTATAATTAGAAACACCGGCTTTATCGCCGTAATCACCGCGAGCCGTTTTGGTTTCGCCTCTCATATATCTTTTTCTTTCGTTCATTCCTGGCATGGTTTACCTCTAATTATTAGGCGCTTCATAATATTTTATGAATTCGCACCAGACTGTGTATTCATTTCCTGCATCGGAGGTTGATGGAATAACAAACAAAACATCGCCAGTATAGCCAGACGCTTCTGTATTAACCAAGCCCCCAATGGTGCTGAAATCAAACATATTGTCATAAGCTAGGGTCAAAAAAGTAACGTCCGTTGTTGCGTCCCAATCAAGTGATGCCGGTGCATCGGGGGCGCCGCTCACGGTGTACCATATTTTATTTAAAGCTACATGCGTGCATGTTTCTTTATTCGCCGACTGGTTCAAAGCTGAAACGTCAACTAAAGTGGTACTGCTAGCGCTTCCATCTGAATAAACAGAACAATATGTGACTAATTTCTTGTCATAATCATATTGAATAGTGGGTCCTGTGACTGTATTAGCCATAATCTACCCCCTATTAAGCGTCAGCAAATGGTGTTACTAAAGTTCCTGAACCAAGTAGCTGTGCTGCAACATGGTATTTAGCGCTTGCCATTGCAGTAATAACTACAATGCTTCCTGCCAAACCGCCTTTAGTTGTGCCGTTTT